CATTTGATGCCTACGATTTTACCCCATCTTGGAGCAAAAGGAACTACACCAAAATCGTCAAGGATGCGATCATCCGCTGCAAAAGCCAGACGCAAATTAAAACCAACCCTTCATGGGCAAACGTTCATGTAGATTTCTTGAGAAACGCTGACAATTGCGTTACTCGATGAATAAGGGGGTGAAATAGACCGATTTCCTATGGACCCATTCTTTTTAAGCTCAATACCTGCATAGCTCATTGAGCCAACTGAGAATGTTGCAGACGCAGTAAAGCTGTAATAACCAGCAACCAACGGGGTGAATCTTCCTGAGCTAAAGTAGCTTCCGTCATTCCTTACAACGGTAGAAAAAGGAATAATCCCTGACGTTGTAATGCCGCTTGAACCTTGCGTTGCTTCAAAGCCAACTTTTGTATTCTGAGGAAACGCAACAACGCCGCTTGCATTAACAGTCATTACGTCTTGAGTTGTCGCGCCAGGAAGACCCCGCGCAAGTTTCATCGTGCCATCAGCGGCTTCAGCTGTCAGGGTAAAATTCTGCGTAGCTGTACCAGACACGCCTATTTGTGCCTTGTCTAGCTTAGCAGCAATCAAAGTCTTATTGGTTAGGGTTTGTACGCCTGCAAGTGTTACCTCTCCATTAAGTGGTGCCCAAGTTGCACCGTTATAACCCTCAAATGTAGCGTCTGTGGTATTGAAGCGGAAATAGCCAGCAACTGGAGAAACGTCGCGTTGCCCAGTAGTGCCTGCTGGGAGGATTTCTGACCCAGTAGCTGAGGTACGTTCGCCCAGGTTTACAAGGGCTGTGGCGCCAGTACTTGCATTAGTGCCACCGTTAGCTACTGGTAGGATGCCTGTGATACCCGAAGTGAGGCTAATGTTTGTGACTGTGTTATTTGAACCGTTGATCGTTTTGTTGGTAAGCGTTTCCACGCCAGCTAGCGTGGCAAAGTCGTTACCGGTCAATGCAGCATTGAACTGGGCTATTGTACCAGTCAGCGTGTTGCTTGCAAGATCAATACCTTTGTTCGTTAAGGTCTGTACGCCAGTCAGCGTAGCTACTGTGGCATCAATTGTAATGGTAACTGGGGCCGAGCCGTTGTAGCTTGTACCCGACAGACCAGTACCAATGGTCAATGCTGAGGACGCTGTGGCAGTCACTGTGACTGAACCACCTAGCGAGACAGGCGAACCATTGATTGTGATACCACTATTAACCAGCGACGCATTACCAATGGCACTCAGGGTGTTTGTGGTGCCACTGATGCTCTTGTTTGTGAGCGTCTGTACTGCAGCAAGCAACGCCAATGTATCAGATGCCACAGCGGGCACTGTATGGCGCTGAGTATCGTTCTGGCCAATGGTTGTAACCGCTAAGCCCGCGGTACCGAACCATCCTTGCTGAACACCTGCAACGGTAAAACCAATGTCCACTGTACCATGCTTGAAGATGCCAGTGTTGGTCTGCGTTGCAAAGAAGATGGCAGGTACTGCTGCGCTGCCGTCGGTCAAGGAGACGGACGTATTGGCGACGGCGGACTGAGCGGAGAGCACGTTTGTACCATCACAAATAGCAATGATCCGAGCACCTTGTGTAATCGAAGTACCAAACCCTGCCGCTGTCTTGACGGTGATTGTCTGCGTGGTAGAGATGTTTGAGTAGGTGTAGTACACTGCCACGATGGACGGTACGATTACCGACACGGCGCCTGCTGGGTTACCAATGAAGGTAAGCAGCTTGTTGGACGCTTCTGCAGCAGTCAACGTGACGGTGCCGCCAGCTGATACATCCTTGGTCAGTTGCGTGAACTGATACAGGGTAGAGCGGCCATAGCCAACGGAGTACCATTGGGTGCCCGTACAAATCAGCATCAAAGACTCGCCGGGTTGCACTTGCATTGTCAGCTGACCGTCGATAGTCTCAGAGGCTGCTGGATCGATGGTAGCAGTACCTGTGCCGTCGTTGCGGAACATGACGAAGTAGTCGTTACCAAGCGTGCCTGCTGACACGAGCGAAAATGTGCCAGTGCCACCTGTAAACACCAAGAGCTTGGCACGATAGGTGTTGTCCACCGAAATGCCGGAAGCAGACGGTACTACGGGGTGTGACTGGTTCAGTGATGCGCCAATGGCTTTGACGCCGTAACCAACAAGCGAGGCGGCATCCACTGTAGAAGTGCCGACGCCAAAACCGATTACACCGAAGATACCTGCAGCAGTGGTGTTGTCCGTCAAGTAAAAATACGATGCTGCACCAACAGCAACTGTGGCGATTTGGACGCCAGCCGCATCATTGACTGTGAGCACGTTGGCGCCGATATTGCGAAGCAGAAAGTCTTCGCCTACAGAAACTTCAAGTGCACTTGGCAGCGTCAAGGTATTCCCTGCATTGCAGGAAACATCCATTACCTTGGCAATTGTTACTGCACCACCATCAGAATTGTAAGGCCATACAGCTGTGGCGTCCGCTACGAGCGCCAGAAGGCTATAGCCGTACTCCGAAGGCGGAAGGGTATAATTACCAAAAACATCTGTGTAGTTAGGCATGCAACTAGCTCCTTACAGCCGAGGCATCTAGCGCCCGGCCCTGGTCTTCTTTGGTAATAGCTTGCATTGCGCGATCGTACAAGCCCTGGAACTCTGGAATACGTTCCGAGGTCTTCAAGAAAGGCATTGCTTCCATTAACGAAGCATATAGCAGCAGTTGTGGGGCATACTGCGTGGTCCAATTCGTCTGTTTATTCGCAGACAGCGGCTCCGGCAGTTCGTAATATTGTAACTCGAAACTGTACTGTAGGTCCGGCGTAGGAGCGATAAAAAAGTGCTCGTAGTCGTAGTCCGAGTAGTAATACGGGACATCAACTTTTATCGGATCGGGCCAGTACGCCCTGAGAAATTCGTAGCTGCGATTGTATAGGAACTTGCGCTCGGCACCGACTATCAGGGCTATAGAGCGAGTCTTGCGCCAACGGGTGGGCTTGGTCAGTACATTACCATTAAGCTGGCCTTCCACTGTGCGCAGAAAGCCTAGTGGCTTGTTCTCGGAGGCGATGCGATTCTCAGCGAGCTGGATAAAGCTCGGAATCTGGTCGATGAATGGGCTGTCTGAACGCTCGCAGTATGTCTGCAAATTTTGCGTAAGACTATCGTAGGTCATTACAGCCATGGCTTACTCCAGGTCTTCATCAGGGCGCGGTTGACGTAAGGCTATGACCTCGGTCTTGCGGGCAGGGTATCTATAAGGGTCTTTGACATCACGGCAGCCAGTGCACACGCGGAGGCCTGGACTGTTGCCGTCTGCTTGCAGCTCGTCGTATTGAACTTTGCGCTTGCAGCGATCGCATACCGCTATGGCTACTGTGCCACCTCCCAGATTAACGGGTAGATACTGTGGCATAGGTTACCTCGTATAGCAGCGGATATTTGGTGCGAAGTAGGTTGGTGAACTATCGGTCTCGCCGCCTTCTACTTCCACTGTCATGCTGTTGGCCATCTGTATGACCTCGGCACGCCTCGTCGGTTCAACGCCTGGAATTTCAAATGCCAAGCGCGCGGCTAGTTGCCAAGTAATAGATTCATACCAGCGCAATGGAATTTCAATTTCTTGCGTCAATGTGCCGATGTCTTGAATCTGGCGATAACGGAAAAGGTTCATGTGGCAGGTGTCATCGTTTGGCACCGGCCACAGTGTGATCTGCGGGTTAATCAGCTTCTCGAACCAGTAGTTGACGACTGTACCGGATGAAGTATCTTTGTTTGGTTGCGCCGCGTAATCATCGCGGTTGAATGGCGTCATATTGATTTCGCGGACGCCTGACGCTAGCAGCAGGTCGGTAACAACCCCTAGCGTAGGAGATGAAACACGGAAATACTTGGCTGTAAGCTTGGGATCAACATTGTACCAGCCATACTGGTTGACTGTAGGAAGTGCAGTAACAGTGCTGACAGTTGTCCAAACCACGCCGTCATTTGAGGTTTCGAAGAGGAATGATGTAGTAGGCAGAGTGCTGAACTTAACACCATAGCGCACCACATCAAAAGTAGAATCACTATTGGCTGCAGTCGCATCAGTGGCCCCGATAGTCAAGGTGTAGCTGGCCCGCGAGGCGGTACAGAAGAGCAGGTTCAATACATCTGTGGTGCCGACCGGTAAAACATAGGTCTTCTTACTGTTGACCAGCGGTATCAATTGCTGGTCAATACACCAAAGATTCAGCCCTCGGTTGCTCATGCCCATCAGGAACATGAACATGTCTTCCTGCGCTGTGGTAACCATTTCAGGCGTAAGAGCATGCGGCGACAACCCACAGCGACGGATAGCCTTCTCAAGCAGCTTTGCCGAGTTTATTACCGTATTGCCGATTGTGCCGGAGGTAGCCATAATTAGGTGTACAGAACGTTGACGGTGCCGGCAGCTACTACAATGAACAAGCCGTTCTTAGCCGCCAAACCCAGGCCGCCAAAGTGGATTACCTCGCCTACGGCCAAAGTCTTGGTGAATAGAATTACGCCCCCTGTAGAGGTGCCATCATACACCGTGACTGCGCCACCGGTAATAGTAGAAACCAATCCAAACAAGCCCGCTGGTCCGGTCTTGATTTGTGCACCAGCAGTTACACCTTGGTTGAAGTAACCAACTTTTTCAAGACTCATATTAGCCCCTTTAAAGAGTAGGGGACCGAAGTCCCCCGGCCTTAGTTGGTCTTCAGCGCGTACAGAATGTTGACGTTGGTCAAGCCGGCCGAGGTCGGTGTACCAAGCGCCAAGCGCAGGTTGATTGCTTTGTCAGGTTGGCCACTGTCGTGAGCCAGCGAAGAACCAGCTGTCAGCTGTGCTGCAGTGAAGGTCGGGCGTGTACGGACCGTTGTCTTGACATCCGTTGCAGAAGTCAGATCGGTGCCGCCTGCCGTAAAGCCGATGGCAATGGTGGCTGAAGCTGAGGTGTGAGCTGTGAGCGTGTCAAATAGCACGTCCAGCACTTGCGCGCCATCTGGCAGGTACGAAGGAATATCCAACGTAGCTTGGCCGGTAGCTTGAACTAGAACCACTTTGACGTAAGTAGCAAACCCTGAGTCGCGCGAAGCTACCGGGGTAGAGCCAGCTTGCTGAGCTCCTTGAGCATAGGTACCCATTTTAAATCTCCTGAGACATTATCTAGATTGCGGCGCAAGCCGTTAAACAATTATAACGCGTCCGCGTAACATAGAGTTACAGTTTCTTCGATACCAAATACTTTATGGCGGTTCTAAAGAGCTCAACATCGTCGCCCAATAAGCCTAAGGCTGTATTACATGAATGACATAGCAACCCGCGTACTTGCTTGGAATTGTGGCAATGATCTACATGCAAGTTCATCCGCTCCCCAGACTTAGTAGTGCGTTTCTCTGGTTTTTTACAAATAGCACAAACGCCGTTTTGCGCAGCTTCAAGCTCTAAGTACTCAGCCTGGGTAAGTCCGTACTTGGATTTTATTGATGACCATCTAGCATACTCTGGATTTGCGGCGTAGAAATCGTGCATACGCTCACGTGCGGCCAACTTAGTATTGTCTGGTGTATCCGAGACATGCCACCTAGCGTTGTCTTTAGAATATGCTTTTGACGTATCAATGCGCCTAAGGCTTTTTGCGCCCAACGGCTTTATACCGACGTCTTTTACAAACTGCTCAAAGTCCTGCCATTCAAGGCATACGCGAGTTCCGCGTGCTACTCTACAAATGCTCCGCCAGGTTGCGTACAGCGGATGATCTAGCAGCTTCTTACCATCTATGGTTTTTGCAGATACATCTTTAGACGGTGCACCATGTCTTTGCATTTGCTTATAGTGTTTTGCACACAGACCCTGCGCTATGACAAGTTCATTACAAAAAACAACATTACAAGCTTTTCCAATAGGTATAGACATAAAAATAGCCTTACAAAATTAATCGTAAGGCTATTTTACTACACTTTAACCGGATTGTATATAACTATTCGTCCGGTCTAGACCCCTTGGTTCCCATACATGTTGCGCCAGTCAGTCCATCCGGAGCCGAAACGCATGGTGGACTTGTAACGAACGGAGTCGGTTTCGAAGTCACCTTCCATCGCCTTCTCCAGCTTACGGCGCCAGAGGACCTTCATGCCGTCGCGGGCATCGGTCTGCATGAACCAAGCCGTCGGCGAGGTCAGGCGGGAAATAACCACGGCGTCCGAAAGGGACGTGGTGGTCTTGACCGGGTTGATGTCATTATTGTTGGTGCCGGTGCGGAGCACGGACTTCAACAGGACTTCAGCGGTCAGCATGTTGCTCGGGTGAACAACCAGCTTCTTCGGGGTCAGGCGGATACGCTTGCCACGCGAGTCCTGGGCTTGACGAACTTGGATCAGGGCTTGTTCCAGAGAGGTCTGGGACAGGGCAGCCGACACGAGGACGTTCGTTTGAACGCCACCGATAACCGGGTGCGAGGCCGAGATGAGCGGGACACCATCGCCGCCATTGTAGCCGGAGGTGAAGGCGCGGTTCAGGTGGTTGGCGGTAACCGTTTCCAGGGTCTCGTCCATGGCCTGAGCGAGGTGCTTGGACATGGTGGAGCCAACGCGGATGTGGTCGCCATCTTCGACGAGGACCTTGGTCAGGGCGAAAGCCAGGCCGTAGACGTCGTAGGTGTAACGCTGAACGTAGAGCTGACCGCCCTCGTCATACGTGATTGCCTGACCATCTGGCAGCTTGGGCGCAGCGCCCATGCCGTACAGGACGACTTCTTCGTGGTAAGCGCGAGCGATGCCGTTTTCGGTAGCAAAGACTTGCTTGTACTCGTCGGTGCGTTGGTCGTACACGCCGTCGAAGGATTGATTCAGAATCGGCTCAACGATCGAGCGAAACTGAGTACTGCGCATGATTGTGCCAGCCATTTTTCAATGCTCCTTAAATAGCGGTCTTGTTGGCGACGTACTGATGCTGAGCAATCTGCACCAGGACTGTCGGGAACGGGTTCAGCGTGGCATCGTAGATGCCGTCCGGACCAAAACCGATAATACGGAACTGGCCTTGCGAAGAGGCCGCGATCAGCGTGGCATTCAGCGAAGACGTGGACTGACCAGTGGTGGCGTTCGGTGCATTGAACACCGCATTGGCTTGTGCGCCGATTGCAGTCTGGACGTAGGTCGTGGCGCTGGCCGCGACTTGAGCCTCGTAGACGTTGTCGGCATCGTCATAGACGTAGGCAACGACGTCGGTTGCGACTTGGCCGGCAGGCCAATTCTTGGCAAATGTCGGCTTGCCTGTGGCATCGCGATATTGAACACCTGCGAAGATACCGATGATGTCGACGCCGGCAGTGCCGATGTTGAGCGTGCCGTCAGTATTGAGCAGAACGGGATCGCCGTAGCCAATGGCAGAGCCATAGGCGGACGCGATTGTGTATGTGTTCGCGCGGCTTTGACCCGTCGGGTGTTTGCGCAGCACGAAACCATAAGGAGAGGCGACAAGTGCCATTTTCTATCCTTTACGAAAAACTTGGAGGACGGACGCGCCGGGCGAGAGCATTGAGTTCCACTTCGCCAAGATTGCGGCCATTGCTATCGCGTTCTTTGAGGTTGTCGACGGCGTTTGCCTTCAAAATCTCTTCTTCTTCATTCGGACGCTCGTAGTGGTAGATCATCATGATCTCCTGATAGAGCTCTTCCGGAATGCGGAACAGAAGCATTTCATTGCAGGAAACGCAACCTTCAAACTCGCCCTGGGTAGACTTGTACTGCGCAAAGCCTGGAATATCCATAGCTTTAACCGGCTCGTAGCCCTTCTGCATCCGCTTGTAGATTGGATCAGTAGAGTTTGTCGTGCTTAGCCAGCAGTAGTGCCAACCCGGAACTTGTGGCGGTGTTGGCAACACATCCTGAGCCCATTCAGCGCGGATCATACGACGGCGCTCTTCAATGCTGGTTGTGGTACCATCTTGGTCAGTGCGTGAGGCATCTGCCTCTCCGCGATCACCGCGAACGGGTTCAGCCGCAGACTTCTTCAGCCTGTCATCGCTACCCAAAATTTTGTTTTCGCTCATTCTGATCGCTCCTTAAGCCTTGTGTTGTTTGTCGTAGTCACGGAAACGCTTAACTGCTTCTGCACGCAGCTTGGGATCATCCCACATGCCTGCGTCCTTCAGCGCCTTCACGCGTTCTGCAGATACCTTGTAGGTCGTACCCGCCTGCGTGTTGGTTGTACTCGTCTCACGTCCGCCACCGGCGACAACGCTTTTCGGCTTCGTGTTACTTATTTTACCGCTATTCTGCCGATGCGGTAAATATTTTTTCACCCGCGAATCGAGTTCCTGCCAATATTCCGGCGTGGTGGGGTCCCAGCCTTCTTGCGCTATGCGCTGGTCAATGCGCATGACGATTTCGGAGTCTTGGTCCTTGCCCGAGGCATCGTACCACGGGTTTTTCGACATCCAGGCCTGGGCATGATTGGCTAAGCGCGGGTCGAGTGGCTGCGGCGTGGTCTGACGCTGCTTGAAGACCTTCTCGACGTTTTGCAGCTCATCGAAGCGACGCTGTGCAAGCATCATCTTCTCGGTGGCATCTGCAACGGCGGCGCCATTGTTTTGCTCAGTTGCCACGCGAATCTGGTCTTTGAAGAACTTGTAGGCCTCGGCGGCCTGCTTCTTGCCGTTTTCGATTTGAGCCAGCTCAGCGCCGGTATTACGGTTTTGAATGGCATTCAGCTCGGTGCGCATCTGGTTAATGACGGCATCACGGGAAGCCAGCTCACGGCGGAGGGTATCTTCGCGCTCGCGCTGTGCCTCTTTCCGGTGCTTCCGTTCGTCGCGTCGACGCTGACGAATGGCTTCGCGCTCGTCGTCGTCTTCAGCCGCAGCTAACTCTGAATCGTTCGAGCCTTCAGTTGCACCTTCCGACGAATTTTCATCGGCTTCGTCGCCGTGCGTATTATTCGTCTGAAGTTCGTCGTCCGTGTCATTTTCGACTACGGCCGTCTTGCTGACGACTTCCTCGCCGTTTGTAAGGTCAAGCTCAATATCTTGGTCAGACATTCTTCTGCTCCTGCGCTTGATTCATCTGGGCCTGGCCCTGCTGCTGAATCTTGTTGATAAGTGCCAATGAAATCTTTGCCGGCAATTCGGAAAGTCCTGCCAAAATCAAATTGGCTTCTTCCGGTGTTACTTCAAAGGTCATGGTTTTCACTTGTTCAGCTCCTTGTAGAGTGCATAACCTTCAAGTTCCCAGAGCTTGCTGCGCATGGCTGAGGCCATATTACTGAATGCTATCGTCCGACCCACACCGGCATCAAAGTTCTCAGGAGAGACGCATGCCGAATGACCAGTGCCAAGGTAGAACTTACCATCTAGGAAAGCGTGGCAGAAAGTGCTGGTACCTTGGACTTCGTAGGTATGACTTACCCGCTCGATAAGCTCTTCGATACGCGCAGGAGTGACTCGCGGAGCCGTCAGGCCTTTGCGAAGTATCATGTCCTCGATTTGGTTGTCGTTGCTCATAGGATGTCGTCCAGTTCTTCAAAGACTTCTGGGTCGACCTGCGCGATGATTTCGTGGTCGCTGAAGATGGTGAAGATTGCGGTGTCGGACGTACCTGGGATTTTGCGCTCGAAGCGATCGCCGCCGAACTTAGGAACGCGCACGTAATCACCGGGCTTTACCCAAACACCTTCGGGCCAGCGCTGACCCGTGTCACGATTGCAGTAGGCGATCGGACCTAGGAAGATGACTTTGCCGAGTTGCGTATTGGCTTTGTTGAACTGTTTCGTGTCTTCAACAAGGGCGATACCGCTGGCAGTCATGGTACGCACGGTGCGGAGCTGGACGACTACTCGCGCGCCTTTTGGATAAACGCCCGGGTTGATTTCCGGGAATGCATCTTCTAACTTTGAAGCTGGAATCATGACGATTCTCCATTATGTCTCCGTAAAGGTCCACCTCGTGAAGCCGGAGACTGGCTTCCTTTCCCGTCGGAAAGTGAGGTGGATTTAAATTAGACGTCCTGCTTCTCGCAGATGCCCTCAAGAATACGCAAGGCATTTTCCATGCCGGCTACGCGCCCTTGAAGCATGCCAACATGGTATGGACCTTCTGGCGTTCCGAAATTGGTTACAGCTATATCATCCTTTAGGTCTGATATAGCCGTTTTAAGCTCACCAACGTAAGCTCCCACAAAACGATCAGGGATCATTTTGTCTTCTTGGGCGCCGCTTTATGGTGTTCTTCGACCGGCTTGACTTCTTCGACCGGCTTGACTTCTTCGCCAGCGTCGTCGGTCAATTCATCAAGGTGCACGATCTTGTCAGGAAGACCACCAGTACCGAAACGACAGTTGATGAACTGCTCAAGCGTGTGGCAGTCAGACTGTTCTTCAATCTTGACGGTGCCGTCAGCATATGTGACTTCGAACTTTGCCATTATTTCTTCACCTTTCCACTGCACTTCAAGCCCCGAGCTTTCAGCTCTTTGGCAATCATTGCTTTGTCTTGTTTGGCATCGTCATGAACCATGCCGCCTTTTTTCAAACACTGGATTTGAGATTGACTCTGACCACCCAGTTTCTGTGCCAACTTACCCATATTAACCTCCTGAAGTTGCTTACATTATACAGCGAAAAAACCCGATACGGTACAACTACGCCGCTAATAGAAGAAGCTCAATATCCTCCTCCTCATCATCAGTTACCACCACCTTTTTATTTTTCAGTGCTACGTTATGTCCTACATACTGCACAAGCATTAACTGTACCTGCGCCACCAATCTAGCGCTTTCAAATATTGTAGTTTCCTGTAATGGCACAACAATGGGGCGCTGCACTGGTGTTTTTGTTTCTTGTGCTTGTTCTACGGGTCTGACCTTGCTTACAGGCTTTTTACCAAATACCACATCTACAGAGCCATCGGATTGCTCCTCAAGTGTATACGGCTCCTTGAAAGCTTCAGGTTGCTTTTCAGCCTCCTTTGGTTTTAATGCATCTTCCTGTAACTGCGTAAAGAATAGGCGCCAGTACCCTGACCGGCCCTCTTGCACTTTCTGGCTGAGGAAGCCTAGCGAGGCTACAGCTTTAACGCCATAACCTACGCCTATTTTTGCAATCGAGTCAGCTATGATACTCATTGTCTTTGGGTAGTGACGGTATTTGTACCAGACAACACTAGCTCAATACCTGCAAAAGTTATAGACGAGGTACCGGTAACCATGCTATTGTTTTTGTCAAGGCCTAAACGCTGATACACTTCCAAAATCATTGTATTTGCATCACTTCAGAGGTGGATTTGAGCAGCAGCATGATTAGACCTCAGTCGTGTCGTACCAGCCGCCAGCAGGGCAGTTGATAGTCAGGGTGTTGCCGACGGTGGTCGCCGGAACGTCAGCCGGGGTAGAGTCGCCGAGGCAGTAGCCAATCACTGGATTGACCACACCGTCGATGGTGCCAAGCCAGTAGAGTACGGCATAGCGCCAAGCAGGAATTGAGCCGCCAGTAGCTGTCCACGTAGGGTTGCCAGATGAGACCTTGAAGCCATTCGTGACAGTAGCCACCGCACCAGTCAAGCTATAGCCGCCGGTAGTGTAGCCCGTACCGCCTGCGATTTCGTTTGCGGAGACTGAAGCCCAAGCCGTATGGCCAGTGTTTGAAGCGTCCGGGGTGTAAGCACTGGAGACCAGGGCCATGCGCAGGTTTGCGCCGACGAGGTCATTCGGGGCGACGTGTGCAATATTTGCACGGTAGGTGATGATTGGACCAGCAGCCATTATTTGGGCTCCTTGTTAGCCATGATGTTGATGGTGTCGTCTTTGCCACGACTACTACGGGTAGTACCGAACTCGAAGCTGTAGATGTTATCCAGGTAGCCCAGAAAGCGGCCGACGACTAGCGTCAGAATACCTTTTACGTACTCATTGATGCTTTGGTCTTTCCAGATCATCCACACCAGACCGCAGGTGACAAACACAGCCAGAACGAACATGGTGTCGGCCCGGTAGTTGTGGCCTGTGGCGGAGATGATCTTGGCGTCACGGTCACGAGCATTGGACCGATCCTGTACTTCCAGATCAGCATACTTGAAACCGAGCTCCTTCTCTTCTTGCTGGAGTTTCATTTCCAGCGTCCTGAGGTCAGCGATCTGCTGGCCGGTCATTTGGCCATTCTCGATGATGTCCTTGATCTTGTCCTGCGTCGGCTCAGCAATACCAAAGAGCGCACCGATCGCGGACACTACTGTACCTGCCAACGGACCACCAAGTGCAGTGGCAACCGTTGGGGCGAGCTTACCTACAACTTCGAGCCAGTTCATTGTGCAGAGAGGATTAGAAAGATGATGCGTTAATCTTGTTAACAAGCTGATCCATCGTCATGCAATCAACAGTTACAACGCTATCTGCTGCTGCGGCGGCACCACCACCACCACCCACAGGGCTGTCTCCGATGTACTGTACGACGCTGCTGTCGGCTTCTTCCCAGATTTCGTATGCAGTGGAGGTCACGTCTCGGCGAACCGAGCTCAATAATGTACGAACGCCCATGATTATTTAGGTCCTTGTAAGAATGCTGCCCAAAGTGCGAGGCCACCCCAGCCAATGACTGCGACGACTACCCAGTTGATCGTGTTCTGTTTGAGCTTTATCCAAAACTCGCGGTCTTCTTGCTCTTTCTTTTCCCAGGCGATGTGCTTCATACGATGCTCCTCGACATTCCCATACGGGAACGCGGCCTTGAATAGTTTGTGAATTTCACCAATTGTGTTGTTCTGCTGCGTAAGAGCCGCCATGTGATCGGAGTGCATGCGGTCTATCTTACCAGAGACTTCTTTAACTTCTCCGCTGACTTGATGAATACGTTCTTCTTGTTTGAGTACCATTTCCCGAGTCTCGGAGATTAAGATGTGCGTTTCGGCTTCTGGCAAAGACCTTCTGCCGCTGGTTTCTCGGCGCTCTCTACCGTCCCATTGGGGGTCATCTTGATGCATCATTGCACCTTTTTACCAAGCTGCAGATCGCGCAGTGACAGCCCATTGGAGAACTGGCAGTGTGCTGTTTCTTTTAACTTGCCAGTCCAGCGGCCGGCCCACTCAAGACCAACTGACTCGGCAACGATGCCTACTTTAAGGTAGAGTGCCTTGTCACCCCATTGAGGCTTCCCAGCCAAAAGCGGAACAAAGTCGAATGCACAGCGAAAGTTATGGAAAGATTGGCCGCCACGAGCGTTAGTAACAATGTTCCCGGGTTTGGTGCGACCTTGTGCGTAGAGCTCATCTTGTTCCTCCGGTGAACGGTAAGTGCAGTAGATAAGGATGTCAAGACCTTCAGCCTTACAAGCTGCCTCAAAGGCCTCAGCCTTCTTGCGAACAATTGGCTCTAAGTCACTGATACGCCGACTTGCCATTATTGAATCCCCTGTGCTTTGCCTTGCGCATCACGAATAATAGTCTTAGGTTTGTTGAGCGTTTCAATCGTAGCACGCAGGCCGTTCATCACTTCACCAAGCGCGTTGCTGGTTTGATCCTTGCCCATCTGTGACAGGGTTTGGTTCAACTCTTGTAGGTGCGGGGTGATGTCTACTTGCTCCGGCGGTGTTTGTTGGCTCATGGCGCTCAGCTGCTGCGACATTTGCTCAATGGCAATCTTGGTCTCATTGTCATCGCGATTCTTCAACAGCTCTGTCATCTGCTTTTGATGGTTGTCCTGCTCATTCGCCATCAGTTCGACGCGTGCACGGAGCTGGTCGGATTGAACTTCAGCTTGTACGCGTACTTGCTCAAGCTGATTATCAAAGGCTTGCTGCGCCTGAGTCATCTGCTGCTCAAACTGTGCCGCTGCGCCTTCCATCTGGAGCTTAGCCTGTTCATACTGCTGCTTAGCTTGCTGCTCAGCTTGCTTGCTTTGCAATGTCGCTTGGTCCATCTGCGTCTTGCGCTGGATGTCCATCTTGGCGATTTCGATGGAAGCTTGGACTTCTGGCGGAAGCTGTGGTTTCGGCATGCGGCTTTGAATCTGTTGCTGCAGGCCTGCTACCTTGTCCATCAGCTCTGCCATTTCACTGGATACGCGCATGGCTGCTGCTTGCGTGGCTTGAGCAATGATGGAGTCCTCGTCGGCACCGAACATCTCTTGCGAAAGACGAACCATCTCTTCCTTAGTCACCTGCGTGACATACATTTGCATGTGCTCGCCGACGTGCTGGAATAAGCCCATCAGTGCCTGCGGTGGTACAAGCGGATTGACCAGTTGCATTGGCGACTCGATGAACGCCATGTGACCCTGGATGTGGGCCAGGTGATTCTGCTCCTCGGACGCCTTCAGTGGGGTGCCTTGCAGCGACTGTGCATTCTCAGTGAGGATGTCGGCAGTGACTGGCTCTTTGGGCGCAGGCAGCAGTTCATCGATATTCTCGATGCGCATCTGTTTGAGCATGCGACGACGCACATTGACTTGATTCCAGGGGATGTGCGGGTTTTGCGCGTCCATCTGGGCCATCTGCATGATAGCTTGGTTTTGCGCAAAACGTTGTGTCTCGGAGAAGATCGTTGGATCGGAGACTGGTACGACATCCATCGTGCCTTTGAAATCTTCCTGCAGAACTGGAATCTCGCCCAGCTCTTCCGGCATCTGACCATCTTCAATGAACTCGCCATTCAGGCGGTGAATGATGGACAGCGCTTTCTTCTGTGATTCATGCAGGCGTGCGTGGATAGCGGAGTAGGTCGCGGAACCCTGCTCTATGATAGACTGCGTGGTACCAACTGGCGTACGATCGCCAACCTGGTCCATCTTGTCTTCGGCTGTAGCGATAACGCCCTTAGCTAGCGCATACAGCTTGTCCATCAGACCGGCAAGCACTGGGCTCGGCGGATTGAATGGCATGCCCATGGCGAGCTTGCGAATATCATCGATGCCGGCCGGGCCTTCAATATCACAAACCTGCGTGACGTTGACTTGCGTGTTCTGACCAACAATCCGACCGCTCTTGAGTTTGAGCATGGTCGGAGCGTTGTTGATGTGCGCCGAATCTAGAAGTGCCCGCAGAGCGCCTGTAAGAGCCGCACTGAGACCGCCGATGAGGTGAGGTAGACCGATAGCGTAAGCACCCCGCCATGGGATAAACTTCCACTCGACGATCCAGTCCAGCTTCTCAAAGCGATCATCAGACTCTGCCCAGTTACGGTATATAGACAGAACTTTCTCAGTGTCCTCGTCAATAGTGATGATGTACGGCGCATACTCACCCCCCGTAATGTCGTCAGCTTCGGTTTCTAACCAGCAGTATATTTCCAGAACCGCGCGGAGTCCGTCCTCGTTGTATCCATCCTCCTCGCGACCTTCAATTTTGTCATTAGCTTTGGAGGCCTTTGACTCTTCGGGTGCGTGGTTGGTGTCTGTAATGAAGACGTCACGATAGAGACCGCTTCGCACACGGCGATTGAACTCCATGCGCGTGATGGACTGGCGGTGTGTAACCCGAGGACTTGTATAGAAATTCGTTGCGCTGTATGGGAGGAAGATTTCATCGATCGGCACAAACTCATTGCAGATTCTGCGCTTGCGATCATCGCGCCAGAATTTCTGGTACTGCGATCCGCCCATTGGGAGTTGAGTGAGCAGTTGCTCCAACTCGGCCCGATACTCTTGGATCTGCGTCGTGAGCTGCCAATTCATGTAACGCGACTTACGATTGGCCTTTTCAAGCTTCTTCGGTGTCGTGTCGCCAACCACCCAGGGCTTGACTGGGCCGGAGGCGGGGAAGAGCTCCTTTATTGCACGCGAGGAGAAATCCACACAGGCTTCGGCCAGAACTGGATGTACCACTTTGCTAGCGCCGTCAAACTCGGCTCCGCCCGGTGCATCATCGCCGAGACCAGTTCTACGAAGGCCTTCTTCATATTGCGCATCCCTCTTTTCGCGTGACTTCTTGTCAAGCTCTACGAGCTCAATAAGCTCGGAGCTAATGACGTTGAGTTCGTGGTCATCGAACACTTCAGCGAGGTTGTCGAGGAAGCCTGTGTCGACCTTCTCGGCACCTTCAATTGGGATTTCCACTGAGCCGTCTTCATTCTCAATGTACTCCTCAATGTCAGGTGCCATTAATTCATCAACTGAAAGTTCATTATCCACGAGTAATCCTTTGCGCCGTGCACGGCCTCTGTTCGCTTATTATACTACTAAAAATGCCCAGGCATCGCAAAATCGTCGTCCCCGTGAATCAGGCCGCCGTCTTTGTAGCCACGTATTTCTTCGTTGGCTAAATAATCCAGTATCCACGGTTGATCTGGGTGCTTGCCGTCAAGCTTAATAGCCTCTATTTCCTGCGGGGTGTAGTACTTACCGTTGACGTTCTTTAGGTTTACACTATCTGCCAATGACTTATCGGCTAGGCCATAATTGTTTGATCGAATAAAATCGTGGATAGCTGGTAGATACTCATCTTTTGGCTTGGTATTCTGTTTACCAAATATTTGGTATATTGTGTTGTCATCGGAGTCATAGCCTTGCGTATCAAATGGGCCAGATGTTTCAATGGTGACGTGCGGTTCACCCTTGGTATCGCGCAATGAATAGATGCGATGTGTACCCTTACTCACATCACTACAATAGCCCCCCACACAGTGCTGCATCGCATTGCCTTCATTGGCCAGCATACCACCCAGATAGGCATCTTCTGCATTCTGCTCAACCACATCTGTCAAATTGCCGTCCATCATTTCGCGACGCTGAATAACCTTGCCATCCGCATCAAGTGGACTAAACGACCCGTCTGCATTTTGTCTAATGGAGGCCATCATCTGCTCGTCCATGGCTTCTGGTTTGCTCAACTCAACCATGCGGTGGCCTGATGGGAACTCTTTAACTAGCTTGCCCTGTTTGCCCATTTGTTCGGCCAGCCTGGCAGCTTCACGCTCGGCCTGGACTTTCTTGAAGTTCTCCACGTCATTCATGTAACGTACAGCCTTTTCCATGCCCATCTGCTGCATGTCTTGTGGCTTTAGGCGTAGGCCCGGTGGCAGTTCATCACCAGCGTTAAGGCCATGTTTGAGTGTTTGGACCAGCTAACCGAACCCCAAATGACCAAGCGACTCATCGCCTGTGAATTGGTGTACTTTGGCATCGTCTGGCAATTTACCCAGCCACTCGCCTTCGCGTTGCACCAAATCCTTCCAATACGGACTATCTGGTGGCGTTGGTGTACCACCCCAATGTTGACCGTAACCTGTGCGAACACCACCGACCTCTACTGGAAGCACCATACCATCTGCTAGGTCTGACCACCCTTGTGCATAGCCACCAAGATCGGGTTGCGGAAGGCCACTTGCTTTGCGGCTTTCGCGAGCATGGGTCTTAGCCCAGAAAGGTGGATTAAGTAGTTGGTCTTTTGGAAGTGTAGAGATGCCTTCATCTGCAAGACGTAGCAGCGGGTCTTCGGCTGTGCCAAGATCACGCTTGACGTACTTAGTCATTGGCCCGCGAATCCAATTGTTCAGCGCGCCCATCATCGGGTCTACTTGCTCAAAATCCTTTTGTTCCTGACTATAGATATTACCACGCCTTGCATACGGTTGAAGTAGCTCATCAATGTACTCAGTGCCGCCCGACCTTAGCCAATTACCGCCGCGTGGCTTAACTGCACCTGCTTGACGTACTAGAGCTGGTGCTGCGTTCTGGGCCATACGATCCAGAGCGCCGACGGCCATCCTTGGCAACGCCTTAGCCGCTTGCGCTAAGCCTGGGCCATTCAGCAGTGTATCTACAAGGCCTTCAGCTCGGCCTTGCTTGACTTGTGGCACCCGGCTCCCGGTTCCGCCGCCTACTACTTGAAGCGGTGCATTGCCGTAAGACCACTCGTTGACTTCGTCAGGCATCTTACCGATGAGCAAATCACCCAGGCCGCCTACTACGGGCAAATCAGCCTTATTGCCTACTTCACGTGCCTTTTTAAGGGCGTCAGCGATCATACCGAGAACTGAGTTCCGTGGTGTGGCTTTCATTTCTGGCATGAGCACTTCTCCTTTGAATACTGCACTAAGCCACCCTGCCTAAAGTGAAATGATGAAATGCCATCGTCTGACTTTTCGCTGAGCCCTGCTTTTCTGTAAAATCCCTCTTTGCCTGGAGCTGAAATGAGGAAGGTTGGGGCTTCGCGTGTATCGATTGCGTGGTTCATCAACATGCGACCATAGCCGTTCCCCTGCTCAGCCACTGCCACATTCGGTATATAACGCCCTTTGTCCCGAGAGGCTAGCTGATAACCCCCGGCCACTTGGCCCTCAGGCGTGAACAAAAAGCGCGTCCGAGCATCTGGATTGACGTTGAAAGTGTTGCGCATGGCCGTGAAGATGTCGCGGTCATCTGGGTCCACCTTACTGCCCACTGCGCGCAAAGGGCCAAGTATTTCGTCAATAGCTTGACGCTGCTCAGGCCCGAACTCCCGTATTGCATAGCCTGGGGGCAATTCACGAGTAGGCTTTGCTGCTAGCTTTAACGCCTGCATGATCTTTGTCAGGATGCCCATCTCATTTCCCCTTCTTCTTTTTGGTCTGACGCTCGTACTCTTCCATCATGCGCTGTGTCAGCGACTGGACTGCGTAGGCTTCGAACTCGGCGCTTGGCTCTTTTTCACCATAATGCTCTTGTGTCCATCGCCAAATGTGCATGGCCTCATGCGTCAATAGGCCAGCAATTTGTGGGACTGACTTTCCTTTACCATCTATACATACAATTGCCGCTAAGTCCCCCGAGCTATGCTCGAAGCTGTGTGCAGTGGCGTTCGCTCCTTTGCTCAGCCAGGGCGGTAGGTCTGTCATCTTGAAACGTCTCATCGCTTTGCGATAGCGCTCTTCGCTCGTAGCCACTGTGAAGTAGTACGGGCAAACGACAAGCGTGCGATCTAGCCACTTAGGTGCCATACGGGTTCTTTCTTTGCTTTTTGTCGTCTGCATACTCGTCTTCATCTTCTTCTTCGTATGCACCAGATGCTAGCCACCCGGCGTCTTTGAAATAGATCAGCGCTTGCGTAAAACAATCTACTTGATCGTCATGCTTGGAATTCGGGAACAATTCTACTTCTTTTAAGAAGCCTTGCGCCCAACTTACAAACTCGCCCTTGCGTTTTGTAGACTCCGGTATATATATTACCGCACATTCGAGTAGGGGTGCTACCATGTGCGCCCTAGTAATTTTATCAGCCTTGCCCGGATTATATGCACGTGCGGGTATGCCTGCCTGCCTCAAATCTTGTAGGATAGACTGCCCTGAAGCCTTCTGTTCTACCAATATAAGGTCGGCGCGACGGGCAGTCTCGCCATATGCTGATTTCCACTCTTCAATAACCCGCTTTTTAAGATTTGGATAAGACAAATGCTCGGCTACTATATCCAATAATATTGCTATCTGTTTGCCTTCATATTTGCATAGCCCGAAAGCAAGCATAGCACTTGGGTCACCAGTTGTCTTCTCGGTGTGGGCACAGTCCCAGCTTTGCATGACAAACTCAAACTCTGGCAAATCTTTGCCTGCAGGCCATTTTTGGAAATGCGCTGTTTTTAGTATACCTCCGCCTGCTGGCGCGGGCCTTTGCTGCAATTGACCTGCGGACCCATATTCTCCTAGGGCTACTTCAAGTTGCTTCACAACCTTTTCAGGGAATAACTCCGGCCAAAGTAGCGCACCCTCTACACTACGTGGGTCAGATAACTTAAGCGCTTTTGTAGGTTTTGCCATTGCCGTTTCATAGCGCATTGGTAAGCAAATGTGCTCATACTGCTCAGGCATTCGCTCCAATATTTCGCCACAAACGTCCATCTCGTGCAATCTCTGGGCGACTACCACTGTTTGTGCATTTCTGGAGGCGCCGCGTGTTGCCAAAGTGCCAAAAAACCACTCAGTAGCTCTGCGACGTTCAGCCTCTGATGCCGCCTGCTGCGCGTTTAGCGCGTCGTCTACCACCTTATACGATGGGTGGAGGCCAGTACCGCGCCCGCCGACTGACGTTGCAAGCCTCCAACCCGTTTCGGTATTTGCGTAATGTGTCTTAGTGTCCTGTCCCTTAGAAATTTGCACATAAGGCCAATTACGTTGAAACCATTCAGATGTTATGATTTCACGGGTCTTCATAGCGTCTCTAGTGGAAAGGTCTTCACCATACGAAGCTGACAGCATTCTAGCCTGCGGGTCTCCAATCCAAAGCCATGCAGGCCACATCACCGATACAAGGATGCTTTTCATACAACCTGGTGGAACGTTCAGCAACAGGTTGTCTATCTCGCGATGCGTGACAGCCTCAAGCGCATCACAAATAAGCTCTATATGCCAGTTTGTGCTAAACTTATTGCCGGGTTCAATTACTGAGAACGCCTGACGTGTGAAATGGAAGAGGCTTTCTTCAGCTAGCCGCTTCTCTTTTTCACGTTTCAGCGCATCAAGTAGAATAGCCGGAGTCAAGGCACCCATTTATTACCCTTACTTGCATTTAGGTCGCCACGCAGCACACATAAATTATCTGGTACATGTAATCCTGATACTAGCTTGCCCTGAAGTGGAATAACGTGGTCTACATGGTACGCAACACCAACTACTTCACCCAGCCACCTAGCCATTGCATACTTGGCCTCAGTCAACTGACAATCTTGCTGCGTAAGCCAGGCAGGCGTTCGGCGCAATTCAGCAGCTCTTCTAAAGTTGCTTTGCGCATTCATGTACCATCTATTATTTTTAGCCCAACGAAGCGCGTTTTGTTGTAGATTGTACTTATAGTTTGCATCCACACCATACTTAGCCCTTTTATACTCACGACTAGCTGCGTTGCGCATAGCTTTAAGCTCCGGGTTCGCATTGCGGTTGGCCGCTTTCGCCTGCTCTATAATTCGCGTGCGATACTCTTCATCGGAGTTATACTTTTCCATCTTTTTGGCGCTGCTGGTTTTTGAAGTACAGTTTAGGCACACACAACCTTCTGGATTACCCCTCTTAGTAACCCAAGAGCCACGAGCAAAGGGCTTAGTTTCGCCACAGACTTTGCAAATTCTAGTTTCCATACGAAACTCCTTTGACAAAATTATATTATACCACAAACCCGGCACTACATTTGATCCAAGCCATTGGCTTTATCCAAGAGCTTAATCATCTGGTCAAGCTCGGCGGCGGAGAGGTTCTTCAGTGCCTTGTTGTCAATTTCGATGGTCTTCTGCTCGGTGTTGGTCTGCTCGATCTTCGTTGGCATCTTGGCGGCGGTGAACTCGAGCAACGCCTTAGCGGCAGAGATGCGATCTTTCGGGGCTACCCAGGGATTTAGCGATAGCCTACGTAGGACATCAAAGGGGTGCTGGTTTTCGCCAAGCTCGTGAAGATACTCGGCTTGTACTTGGAGCGCTTTCGGGCCGGTGGGGTCCATATGCGCCTTCTTAGCGCCGCGCCCCTCGAGGTACGAAAGGTAGGATAGGTTCTCGTCCTGGAAGCTACCAAGCTGCTCGGCAATCTCTAGTTTTTGTTCGTTGTCAGCCATTATCTAGGCTCCGATGGGGTTTATACGGTAAAATTATATACCGCGTTTACTCTATTTCGTAAATGTTATTTTTACTGGCATTATCACTTTGAGTCAATATTTGTAAGTTATTCGGCACGTGCAGTCCGCTTACCAGTTTACCTTTGCGTGGAATAATATGGTCTACAGAATGCTTAACACCCGTTAATGCGGTTAACTCTGCTGCTTTGAGGTAGTACTCTTTTATCTTTTGTTCATCTTCTGGTGATAACCAATTTGGGCGCCGTATGCGATAGTCTCTGCTCAAACTATTGCGTTTTAAGTTGTATATTGGTTTATTACGTTCTACGCATCTGCTGACTGCTTCTGCATTTTTAGCCCTACCCTCCGCAGTGCTACGTTCCTTACGTTTGTAAAGTTTAGAGGCTTCATTAATTTGTGACCTACCTTCTGGTGTGCTGAGCCTCTTAAGTTTGCTACTCTTTGCCGCTTCTGCATTGCGTTTTTTACCTGCAGGCGTGCTGCGCTCTTTGCGTTTACGAAGTTTGGAAGCCTCGTTGATTTGTGCTCTACCTTCTGGTGTACTGAGTTTCTTAGCTCTGGAAAGCCTTACAGCCTCATTAATAAGGGCTCTGCCTTCTGGCGTACTGCGCCTTTTGCGTTGAGCTTCTAAATACCTAGCTTTTTGTTCTGCCGTCAACTGCTTTGCCATAATAACTCCTAAAAAATATTAATATATCATTTTTTCAGACAGACAGACACGCCGAAAAATTCATTTTATAATAATGAAAATACATTTATTTTAAAAACTATATTTAATATTTCTTTAATGAATATTTATATGACTAATTGACTAATGACTAATTAGAATAGATTAAGTAGTTGATTTTAAAGGATTTTTGGCTCAGTGGGGAGGTAATTGCTCGTTTATTCTTTGCCATTTAGCCGCCTAGCAGCTCAAAAACTTTAAATTTTGTATTTTGGCAAGTCGGAATTGGTACCACGAAACGGGGTGCTTAGTGCTTACAACTCGGTACTGGTTGTAAGCTATCTGCGCGCTCAGCTTTCACAACCAAGCTCTCGGCTCCTTGCTTCCCCGCTCTCGGCTACTAAGTTACGTAGAAACGCAACATTGTGGCAAATTTTATAGATTTACGGTATGGTGCCTTGATCAAAAATTATGGCCTTCCATTGGGGGCCTCCCACCCTCGAGATGCCGAGTAGCTTAGACCCAAGCCATACACACCTAAGCTACTCATACCCAAGTACCATGCACCTAAGCTACTCATACCCATACTGCTTAGACTCATGCTACTCATACCCATACATCATGCACTCAGGGCTATGCTCTCGGTCTATACCATTCAACTACTCAGATGTCATAGTACAAATGAGTAGTTGAATGTCATACACCGTATGCATGCGTCTAGCGATAGGCTCTACTTATTCAGTCATAGAAATAATACTGATCTACCTGTCAAATAAGGTTGTACATTCTTATGCGAAAGTATATAATAAACACATGGACGAACAAAACATCGGTCGCCCAGCTGGCAAGCCCTCAGTGGATACCAGTCCGTTCATTAACAATTTGTGAGGTAAATATCATGGCCCGTAAAGCTAAGTCTGTTGTCGTGTCTCCAGTTGCCATCGCCAACGAATCCGGTGAGGTTACTCAAGTCGAGGTTGGCGGTAAGGTTCTCGATGTGATTGATCTCGGCCCGGTGGAAAATGCTGAAACCAAACTAGTTGAAGCAATTGCTGAGCGAGATGGTCAGACCATCTTGCAAGCTGAGGAGTTGGTTGAAGTAGCTAAGTTGGTTACAGCTCAACCCTCTCTGATGTCTCAGCTAGTCAGTCAAGTGGTAGATGCGGCAGAAGCACCGGCGGTTGTCAAGACTGACAAGAATGAAGGTGTTGGTCAGTTCATTCGTGGTTTGATTAGCGAAGGACTGGGTAACAAGGCAATTCTTGACATCGTTCACGAGCAGTATGGAAACAAGAACACTACTTATGCTTGTGTAGCTTGGTACCGGAACAAAATGAAGAAGGCTGGCACTGTTCAACAAGTTACCACGTCTCTCGACTGGCTTCAAAACTTCGCCAAGGCTAACAACCTTAGCGAAGAAAGTGTCAGCGAATTGGGAAAAGCTCTCAAGGTGGCATAAATGCTTGAGATCATCACCTGTGTGCTAGTTCTGGTGTATGTAATGATTTGAGTAAAGTGGGGGAGAAATCCTCCACTTCTCTTTTCAGGAGAATGAAATGAAGTACTTGGTTTATATGGAAGTCTACTACTCGCTTGAGGTTGAAGCAGACAGTGTTGATGAAGCTCACAACATTGCTTTAAACACTCAACGAGCAGATTGGGAAGAGGCAGGAACTATTATCAACGATCCTGAGGATATTGAAGAGGTCAACTAGCCCCCGAAAGGGGGCTTTTTATTGCCTAGAATTTTGTTGAGAATGATTCTCGCTTAGCCCCGAGGGCCGAGTGGGGAGGAATATAGTTTCTCGGCTACTACGGGCATCATACGGGGCTCACCAAACCTTTTTAGTACGGAGGACTTGATACTTAGTCGGCTGCACCATACAAACTGAATTCCTTAGTGCTTGGCGTGTGGGATTTGGTAACACCCTCTCATCTTTATTTCTATGTGTTATCCCATAAAGCACAGTTTCGAAGCGCTCAGCCCTAAGCTCCCGGCATTTATCACAAAGGTATTTACCGTCATTAGCGTGGTAGTTCATTGGTAGGGCATTACGGCAATCATCACAATGTTCGGTAGACATAATTTCTCCTTTTCGATCGCGTAATATACGACTTAAAAACTACCGAATGACATACCTTAAACATCCATTTCGCTTTACGTGTCACTTTGATCGGTCTTAACGCTGCTGCTGCTATTAACTAAGATTTTTCGTGCCTCCACCTCCGAAGCGGCTCGGCGCTCGGCGTCCGCCTTCCGTACACTTTTAAGACCTTTTACTCTAATACGAAGACTCCCGGGACGCTCATACGGCGGAAGTTTCATTAATTCCATAAAGTCCTGCATAGTTTCTTTGGTAAGGTAATACTCACAAAGAAAATCCTCTTTGGTCAAGGGCGGGAACAGGGCACGATCGAGCTTCATAAATGCTATTATATACTGCGAATTACTGGAGTAGGCACTTTACGGCGGAAAATGTACAACCAGTAACTATGAGCTGAGCTCTAAGTGCTTGTTTTTATTTCTCTTTATTTTATTCTATTAGTCATTAGACACATTAGTCAGTATATATTTATATAGAGATTATAATAACTTTATCATAAAACAGAATAAAGAATATGGTTTTCGCATAGGTTTTTTTCGAAGCGGCTGACTGTGCCGGACGCATAATAAACTAGATTAAGAGCCGAGTGCTAAGTGCTTGATTTTTAAAGCATTTAAATTTATGACAGTGCACTTTATTTTAGCGGCATATATGCCATCAGCATTTGTAGGTGGCATTTCTAAATGAATATTTCTATCGGAAGACTGTTTTAGTCAGAAATGTGCAATAATAATTGCCTGACTAACTTAAACTAGGAGCTAAGAATGGACCTCGAAAAACTCATTGATGCAGTGGCCGAGCGCGTAATACTCAAACTCAAAACTAAGAAAATACCGCCACAACCCTTGGTAGCCAGCGTCATAGACGATCTGTTGAATGATTTTATTATTGGTAATCCTGTACTTATTGGCGACGAGCCGAGTGCCAAGAGCCACGTAGTGACTGCTATAACTCGACACCAATTACTGGACATACTGCATAGCAAAGGCGCCGCAAACATAGCGCCAGCAACATTGACAGCTATGCTGAAAGCAAAAGGTATCAGGCCCTTTGTATCAGATGAACACAGTGACTCCCGCAATAGGTTTTATCTTTATAGCCAGCAAACGCAGTGCTACGCCTTCAGTCCAATTGTGAAGACAACTAGGATTTTGCTTGCAGAAGTGGGGAAGCTACAAAATATATTGAACCCGCGGAAGTTTTAAAATAGTTAGTGTACGCAAGAATAAAATTAAGCGTATAATATAAACTTTCATGCCTGAGATACTGCCATGCTAAGAACCTATTCATTGTTTGTGGGGGAAACTGTTAGTGATAAGCTATCAGTTGCCTTCCCACCTGCACTACGCAACACCGTAGAAACTCAGTGCCGAGAAGCGTGGCGCCAATTAAATGTGCTGGATCACCCAAATGAC